TGTAGTAATAGTACCATATATTGGTGCTGTATCTATTGTTATCTGATATGTTACTGCGCCCGTAACATCATATGAAAACGAAGTTAATGTTTCATATGGTACAGCTACTGTTTGATTATTGCTGGCAGATGGAGCTGAAAGTGCACTAGTATCATTTATAGTGATTGACGCACTAGCCTCTGAAGTACCGTCATCTAAAAACGATATTGCTAATGTTTCATCACCTTCCAATATAGAACTATCTGCAGTGACAGCTATCACCAACACGTATTCACCGTTACTATCTAAAGAAAACGTATCATTCAGGGGCACATTGATGTCATTACTATCGACACCTGTAATATCATATGAAAACGGTCCAGCGCTCGCGGTTGTTGCGCTAAATGTGGCAGTAAAAGAACTGCCTTCATCCACGTCACTTGACGGGTTTAAAACGACACTATACGTTGCTGCTGAAACTACTACGGTTTTTTCTGTATTTGTTGCAGTATTAGGAGGATTTGCCTCGTCAGTTGCGGTATACGTAATAACATGCGTTCCCGGTACGGCAGTATTAATAGTTGAAGGATTTACAGTAGTTGTAATATCTGCTTCATCACTAACAATATCCGATACTATAATACCGGCATCAGTGTACGCTTCACCTACAAGAAGGTTTACAGTTAATGGAGGAATCACTGTAATCTCCGGAGCTGTAGTATCTTCTACTATAACATCCATTGACGCAACTTTAGTATTATAGCCATCGTTAATGCTGTATTCGACCTGGTATGTACCGGGAACATTCATATCAACACCAGAAGAATCTATATCGGTTGCTGGATTAACATCACCATTTGCAGCTTGACTTGCAACAATAGGATTTGTTCCCCATGCATCATCTGTATAAGTCGCCCCATATGTATTATTAAAAGTAGAACTTGGAGTAGCCTCAACAGTTACAGTACTTTGGTCTAGTTGTATTGAGGGTACTGAATTGTCGTATAATTCTGATACCTGACCTGATCCATTAACTTTAAAAGATCGGCTTAAATCATTTTCGGGGTAGAATTTATTGTCTCCATCGAACACCGTAGTAAGTGCACTATCTTCAAATAATACAGTAGTATTACCAAATGTGGTAGCACTAGCATAAAAAAGTTGTAGAGCCTGAGCAGTACCTGAATTAACAGGTTCGTTTTTTAAAGCAAGGATATTAGTATTAAATCCTGTGTTTATTATGTAAATACTGTTTGCCATTTAATCAATAAATCTTATTATACAGAGAAATTCTCTAGTTATATATCTAAGATTTTTTATCTGATTAATCTAGCTGCTCTGATAGAGTTTAAACTTTTACCTTTAGATCTGTACTTAGCAAAAACTTCTAAGTCAAAAGAGAATTGTTCATCATATTTATCAAAAATATCTAATCCGATTTTCTTAGTATATGTTAGGTTAGGGAAAGTTAATTTAGCCTGTCCTCCGATTCTACCCCTATCACTAAGAGCTGAATTACCATAATAATCTGTCATTCTATATTGAAACACAACATCTATAGATAATCCATTAGAATTATCCTGTGATGCAATTTTACCCTTTATTCTTTTTCTACTTTGCTTGGTATCACCATCAACTGAAAGTGTATTTAAGTTAATTGGAGAAAGATATAAGAAAGAACCTACAGATTTACCTCCCAGTAAAAATTGATCATTTGCATCAAATGACATTTTAAAAGATCTTTGGTTTTCTGTAGCAAGATTAACTCCAGATTGATTGAAATTTCTATAACCTAATTGTTTCTTAGCTTGGATTGAATTTGTAGCTGTTGTAAAGAAGCTACCTCCAATTGGATTTGTTGCCCATGGCGTAGTAAACCAAAATGAAGTTCCAGTAGCATATGTTGCAGAAATAGGCATGGTGTATAATGCATTATTAACAACAGCTTGTAAAGTTGCTTTTTGTTCAGTATCGGTTACACTTCCCGCGTTGTTCGCATTTTCAGCTGCATCACTATATATGTTTTCTAAATCTGGATGATCTTTGTGTAAATAAATACCATTGTTGTAAGCAATTGCTCCAATTGCACCTATATTACAAACATCGATTACATTATTGTTGAAATCACCTGAAAGATCACTTGTTGATGAACCAGAAGCTGCATCTTTTCCAAATGTTCCAGCCCATATAAAATTAGTTGAACTTGCATTACCACTTACAGTTAATAAATTGCCTGAGAAAGATGCGCTTCCAAATTCTGCGTAATCTAAAACATGTTCATAGCTTTCTAAGTCTAATGTGTCATTTGCTCCACCTATTAATGGCTCAGTACAATACAGCGGATATCTGTTTGCGATATCCATATATCTAGAATATAGAAATTGTCCTCTTCTTTGAACACATTGATAAGGAGCTTCGTCTAAATTTGATAGACTTGAAATTTGATTTCCAGAAAGATTTTGATATTGAATAGGTGCTATATCATATCTTCCTTCAGATGTGTAATATAAATCAGAACTTATTTTACTATCAGTATTACCTATACCTTGATCGTTGTTTAATATACCGAAGAAGTTTGTAGGAACTGCATCACCAGAAGCCGATGATCTATATGCTGGCTCGTTTCTATTACCAGTCAATCTAGATATTAATTCAAGTTTAGTTGCTTTAGTGTTTTCTAATATTAACTTGTATGTCTTTGTTACGATATGTCCTTTTTTGATTGAAAGCTCTGCAACTTCATCTACATAATAACCAGCGAATATTTGATTAGTAGTATCTTTTTTGATTATTGTTACAGTTCCATCCTCATCTTGAAGTTTAACTATAAGTTCACCAACTTCAACTTCAACTGTACCTTTAAGTGCAGTTATTTGTGCCTCTAACTCTGCTAGTTTATCATATATAGATATTGGTTTTTGTTCAGGAGATAAAAATCCTGAAGCAAGTCCAGTTGCAGTGTGCGCCCAATATTTTTCGTTGGCACTAAATGAATCGTCGATATGACTATACACGCCTTTGGAAGCTAATTCTTCTGCAATTTTTACTTTAGCTAATTCTGCTGTATTTTGTTGAACTAAATTATCTAAATCAGTTGTGTCTATTTCAGCTTCAGGAAAATCTATAGTAATAGGCTCTGACCAATCTGATTCTATAGCATTGGAAGGATAACCAGCTTCAGAAATAGATTTTACTCTAATTTCTACTAATTCACCCTCTCTAATAGGAATATCTAATTGGTTGAAGTTGATAGCTTGTCCATCTTCTACTTTGCTTTCTTGCCACTTAAACTTACCAGTGATTTTATCTCTTTTTCTATCTCTTACTTTAGTTGTTTTTTCATTCCAGTTAGAGAACACAGCCGTTTTTTCACGAGTACCTTCTGTAAACGGGAGCTGAGCAACATCTGCTGCTTCTCCACTAGTAGAAAGATATCTATATTGAATGATAAATTTAACAATTTTCTGATCCGCAGTGTCAGCTACTTTTTTGGCAGTTGGAACATTCCAAAAACCACGAACCCTGTATTTAGGTTTTATTTTTACAGCAGAAGAACCAGAAGCCAATGATTGGATCTGATTTACAACACTGTTGTATAAATTAGTTTCATTAGTTCTTTCTTGTATTAAAGATCCTAATTCATTCTTATCTTTATCACGCTGAACACTAGATTCATATTTCTTAGTTGACGTTTCTGTTCTCTTTTTAGAAATCGTTTCATCTAATTTTTTAATATTTGCTTCAACCGCTGTTTTATCAGAAGAAAACTTTTTAATTTTTGTTTTAACGTTATTAGCACTTAAGTGTCTATTAATTTGAACAACTTTAAAATTAGAAGAAGATAATTCCGGGGCATCTGGTGTAACACCAACTGTAGCCGGTGGAATAGAATCTTCTTTCAATGCTTTTACAAATTGTCCAAAATCAGCGACCTCGTCCTTGTAATAATCATCCAATCTAATTAAACTACCATCTTCTTGTAAGATAGTTAATTCATTAGTGTATAAGCCATATCCTGGTGACCAATTTTCAGCCAATATTTTAGAGTCAGGATCAATTGCTTTAAAGAATACCAATATTCTCTCGTTGAAACCAACGTTAACTTCTATGTTTAAATTTTTATCAGCAGGTTTGTAAATTGAAAACTGATTTATACCTATACTTACAGATTCATATCCTTCTATCAATTCAAGCTCTACTTGATTAGCAGAACCGTCTACTTTTGTTATTTTATATCTTGTGTTTTTTGATCCTCCATTAATAGTAAACTCATCACCTATTTTTATTAACTCGGTGTCATTTAGTTCTTTTTTAGAATCGCTATATGTTAACTTATCTAAAGTATATCTTTTAATAGATTTTTTAATTGTCTGCTCGCCTTTGAGTACGTCTCTTTTAGCTGTGGTTATTTTAAGTACATCAAATTTACCAATATATTGTGGACTTCTATAAGGCATGTCTCTAACTTCCTCATCTAAAATATATGTTAAATTATTATTTGTAATATCTCTAACAGCTTGGAGATAATTGATATTTTCTTTGTTTTTAAAATTATTATTAAAATAATTAACAGTAAGCTCGTTTGTAGAATCAAATATAATTCTCTTAACTAAAACTCTTTCAGTGTCATTTGGTATTTGACCGCCTACTGATATCGTTGTTTTCAATAAAGGATTTAGAAAATCTTCGAAGAAATAATTAGATTTTGTTGTAAACGTGGTAGGTCTTATTACACTTTTTATATCACTCGCAGGTGCTTTTAAACTCGTAGTAACTATCTTTTGGTAAGATCCATCTGGTAGTTTTATCTTAGTGCTTCCTTGTCCCAAGCCTGTCATTGCCTTGAGATTATTACCTAACCTAGCTAACTCAGCATTCATATATCCAAACGAAGGCACAGTAACTGTTTTAGTACCATCCTCTGTTAAGATCTCTAAAGGAATGTTTTTTTCAGTAGTAGTTACAGCTTCATTAATTCTTTCAAAGGTCCTAAGAGCATTTGTGTTAATTTCTAGAAGTCTAGTTAGCGTGTTTGAAATCGAGTTGTTTGTATTCATCTTATCTTAAAATGTCATATTCAAACGTATATGAGACAGGGTCTATACAGACAATCTCAATATACGGTTTATTTGTAATTAATTGTGTTGTGTCAATATCTGCTATGCTTTGTGTAAACCCGGAAGTTGATCCAGTCCAAATTTTAATATTATGCCCTGACATATCAATTACATCAAAAGAAATTTTTAAAACTTGGCCAGCTTCCCAAGAATTTACTTTGTCATCTATGTATATATTCAGATCACTATTAGGGCTTCCATCTAAAATTGATTTTAAACTTAATCTATTGGAGTACGATAACAAACTACTCCATAACGCATATTTGTCAGCTCCTTCTCCATCTATAGCAACATCAAATTGCAAAGTAGATGAAAGTTTGGTTGCTATTGCCTCTCCAGCAATATTCCATAAATAAATTTCATTCATAGAATAACCCTCAACGTCGTTATTTATTTTTATTTTATTAGGAATAGATTTGTCAACACTAGTTCCTTTTCCATTAAAAATAACATCTGTATTATATTGTAGTTCTACTGGAATTGTACCATCTATTAGTTGATTTATTTTAGTGTGTGCTTTAGTAATTAATGCTAAAAGTGCATCAGAATCTGCTAATTGTATAGAAGCTGCCTCGAATTGAGACTCTAATAAATCTAATTTAGAAGATAGCGTCGATGCATCTTTGGAGGAAAATACTATATTTTCAATACCATCTAATCTTTCTACTATTTTACTATATCTTTTATTAGCCTGTAACATTACTTCAGCCGCATTCTCTAGGGCTGTAGTTGTGTCCATGAATAAATCCATAGAAAATGTAGTAAAATCATTTACACTAGTTTCAACACCCACATTATCGAGCGATGAATTAAACTTAAGATTTAATTTTAGTGAAAATGCATTACCATTTAAACCTGTTACTTCATTGGGTTTAAATTTAATTTGCTCGTGAATTTTAGTACCAGGTCCATATGTGTCTAATATATCATCTAAAATTAAAATTCCATATAAATTAGTTGCTCTATTTGCTGGTACAGATTTACTATAAATATCATAATAAACTAAAACAGCATTAAAGTTAAATCTTTGTCCTTTTTTAGCAAAATCTAAAAGAGTTTTAACTTTACTGTCGTTGTTTATTTCTTCATATGAAGCTGGATCCCAATCAATTTGAACACTATTTGTAGCATTAGTTTGCACGTCATAATATGCTCCACTATCTAATGTGTAATTATCAACAACTGCATTTAAATTAATATTTGGATCTGGATGATTTTGACCTGTTCTTCCTTCTATATAATCTTCAGCATATATTTTAGTAGCAGAACTATTGTATTCTGTAGGTCTAAATAAAACAGTAGGTGTATAACCAACTGATGTTGGTACATTGACATATACTTCATGATATGTGTTTCCTTGATAATTAACGTCATTTTCAGCATCAATACTACCTAGGTACTTTACAACTCTATCGTAATTTGTCCCACTTAATATTCCATTGCTTTTTTCAGCATAATTACCTAATGTACTTTGATTTGAATCAGTTGCTCTAAAATCAATTGCACCTAACGAAGACAACCACTTAAAGAAAATCTTTTCAGCATCTGATTGTAGAATAATTGGATCATAATCATCGTCATTCAATAAAAGCTCTTCCATATTAAGAGCATAATTTTGAAAAGTTTGTGCAAAATCAACATTAGGCATACCAGCTACATAATCTTGACCCGAAGTTTGTTTTAAATTAAGTTCAAAGTCAATAGTATTAGAGCCATTTACAGATTGTGTAAAGTCTGGTAGATCCAATAATGCGAATTTACTAAACTCAAAGTTTAAATCAGAACTGTTAAAGGCTCTAGTCATATCTTTCGCTGAAGACGCGAATGCATACATAGTGCCACCTTGTGGCTGTGGTATTCTAACTAGAGGTGTTGCCATTTGTTAATTTTTATTTGTTTAAGCGATTGTACACGCGTGTGATGCAATAATGTACCATACGTCGTTAAAACATCTTAAGGTTATAGTAGAGTTTGCTGCGTCTAATTTAATAGAAGAAGCACCTATTGAGGCACCTGCTTGTGGCACTACATCTAAAACAGATGCACTTGTGCTAATTAGCGTTAATTCTTGACCATCTTCTGCAGTTGGTAAATTGAATGAACTTTCTATAAAATAAGTAATTGCAGTAATTGCTGAAGGAGCCGAAACTGTAGTTGGAATAGCCAAAGAACCTGCAACTCCACTTTTAACTAAAGTACCACCTAATGTGATCTTATTAGAAAATGAAGCATTAGTTAATGCTTGTATTCCACCTGTTGATTCTACCCTAAACAAATTTGTCGTCCCACTAGAAACCGTCAATGATGTTGTTTCAACGCTAGAAACTCCTGTTAATGCCAACGTAGTTGGATTTAATAGAGCCATAACTGAAGCTAATTCATCATTTAGTAACTCAAAGTTAGTATTGATAGTTGGTCTAGATGCTGAAACTGAATCAGTTCCTAAAATTTCAATAATGTTTGCCATTTTTTATTTATTTATTTTACTTTTAACATATTACGTTTTACAACGTTTTTATTACCATATGTATCTTCCGTTTCCAGCTCAATAGAATAAGATCCTGGTTGCTGGAATATGTAAGTAAGCCACATATTATTATAGTATATATCCGTTATTTCTGGATTACTTATATTTTTTATTTTCCAAATTGGTTTACTTGATCCTGGAAATTTAGAAATGTCAGTAGAAATAGTTAAGTGCGTAGACCTTTCTACTTCTGCGTAGTCTTTAAATACTCTGGTGTCATCCCATGTTGGATTATAGTGTTGACAGTGTATTTCACCAGATATAGAGTTGTCTGTGTTAGCCACAGTTTCAAAATCATATGTTTTTGAATATTCTTTCCCAACTGCTAATAAAAATCTAAATACGTCTCCAGAAACTGGTACATTATCAATATCTTCAAATACTGGATTGTAATTAAATTTACTTATTATAGGATCTGTACTTGTATTTAATTCTTCTGCTATCGTATTCCACCCATTTAAATCTAATACATTAGTTGGAGTAGGACTTGCTATTGTATGTTCTCCTGTTTCTATTTCAAGTGTTTTAGGATTTTTATGGGAAATAAAAAGAGTATGTCCTTGTTCTATATTATTTATTTTAAAACTAGAAGTCAAATCCGGACCAACTCTCATTGCATCCCACCAATTGTGCTCCGTGTCTTTCCATCTAAATGAACATTCTCCCCACTGATATGGTCCAGTTGTTTCAGAAAAACCACTTTCAGAATATATGTCAACATATCGCCTTACTGTTGAGAATCTAAGCCCTTGATCTTCTTTAAAATGCACATAGTTAGCTCTGTCTAAGGTCAAATAATAAGTAGATATATTGTCTTCTATTTTAGTTTGATTATCCTGAGGTACATCCCAATAACCTCCTGATTTATTCCATGTGTTGTTCTTTTGATTCCACTCGTTTTTCTCTAACCACTTATAGATTCCATATATTTCTAATTCTTTTAATTGAACCTCAATAAGATTTTTAGTTCTATAATAAGATCTATGTCCAAATAAATCATATGTTCTCATTTCTACGTCATATGAATCTGCATATGGAAGAGTTATTGGAAAAGAAATAAAATCATCAATTGGTCCTCTAAATGTTTGATTATACCCTCTTTCTTTAGAAGTAATTACCCATTCTATTTCATAAACCCACGATTTCCACCAGTTTTCCCAAGAAATACCAGAATGAATCTGTTCTAAACCATTTGGTATTGGATCTAAACCTTGACCAAATCCAGCTGTATCTTCCCATGTAAATTTAGCATCTTCCCATAAACTATCAAAACTATCTCTACCATCCAATATTATAGGACATCCGATAGGAATACCTTCGTTGTATGAGTTCAATTCTCTATTGTAATAAGTATTGTAAAATTCTTTATAGATTTCTTTTAGTTCGACAAGTTGTTCTGAACTTAAATTGCCCTCTTCTCCAAATTTCATATTTAAAAAAGTGTCATAGTTGCTAGTTAAATCATCTTGATCTAACATAGATTTTAACACAAGAGAAGTATCTTCAATAAATAAATTTCTATTTTCTGGTAAAACTTTAAATTTTATATCGTGACCTTCGCTAAAATAACTAATAGGATTTTGATTATTCCATACATTTAAATTTCGTTGTGTAAAATAATCACCTTCTGCAGTAATATCTATTATTTTAGCCTTTAGAGGCATGTATTCTTTTTGAAGTTTATTCTTTAAACCATATAGTTTAATTAAAATTTCTTCAGGTGTATAGTCAAATGTTTCGGTTACATTAGGAATATCCCACTGGTCAAACGTTCCATTAGGTTCGTTTAATGTATAAACTAAACTAAACTTACTGGTTTTTTTCATAGTATTAGAAGGTAGCTTAAACTTAAGCCTTTTTCTAATAGATTCTCCTCTTTTTGACGAATTGGCAACCGGTACCGCGAATAGTTTACCGAAATTTTTATTTTTATTGTCTATGTTTAACCAATACTCTTTAAGAGTTAACTTGCTATATCCATAAAAATCTATTGCATTTAATACAGCTTTATATGTACCAACAAACGGTTTTATATTATGTAATTCTAGAAGTAATTCCTTTCTTTTGGCATTTAATAATATAAAATCAGGTGACATTTCGCTAATATCATGTGATTTAAATAACATAAAATCACTATCTTCTAAAGCTGCACCAAAGTTTCTTAATAAAATTTTAAGCCTTTCGTCTTCGCCTACAGTTTCTCCATAAAAAACAATATTGGCTACTAATCTTTTGCTGCCATCTGGTCCAATTTCAGTTATTAATAAAGTTCTTCTATGGTGAGTATCATCATTTGAATTAATAGCAATGTTTATTTGAATTGCAACATTGTTTTTAGTATTGATAACTTTTACACCATCATCATTTGTAGAATCTACGATAGAATTATCTATTAACTCATGATATTGTTCTTTATATTCTTTAATAACAGGTTGATTTCCTTCATCGTCAATACCAAACATTATTATATCTGTTGAATGAGAATTATCACCGTTTACCTTTTTCTGTACAGCGTCCTCCCATTCAAATTGAAAACCATATGACCACGATGCATCTCCAACTGGTGCATTAATCAACGGATCGCCGTTAAAAATACACTCTTCAACAATAAACATGTTAATTGTTTCGTATAATCCAACTGAAACTTCAGGTAAAAATACAACACCATTCCATATTCCATTTGAATCTTGTTCTAAATTCAAATCATAATCTAGCCCTTTAAAAAATCTTAAATTTTTATACATTATCTAGTTGAATTGTCGTCTTTTTTTACTGTAAAGTTTTTAAATCTTTTTAAATGTCTAACACTTCCCAACAATACTTTAATAGTGTCGTCTATGAACATCATAAAATTATACAATATGTCGTTTCTTTGAATATGTTTAGATGTAGATTTAGCCATAAAACTAGTATCTTTGTAATTATACCCGTTATTTTTAAGACTGGTTTTTCTTACCTTAGTTTTATTGTATAACTTTTCTCTTTTATAGAGTAATATGTTTTTAAAAATATTCATTATTATCTAATAGCTTTTCTATTTCCAGCTTGTACTCTAGTGTACATTGTTCTAGGTACAGGAGCAGCGTCAAAATTTATACTTACTGCAGCTTCTGCATTAATTAATACATCGTCAACTATTTCATCACCATCTCTATCTTGCCAGCCGCCTCTAAATACTGCAACTTCTTCCTTATCCATGATAATATCACCCCACCTGTCTAATCCTACAATATCTTCAGGTATTTCTGTGGTTTCGTCAACATCTATTATTTTAACATCTTCTAAGCGTTTAAAGAATACATATTTTTGTTTTCCGTTCTGAACATTTTCTAATGTAACAGGTTCTTGTGGAACCACTGAAACATTAATCGATTCATAGTAACCTAATCTTCTTGCAGTTTCTTCAGTTTCAGATATGAATCTAACATTTACTGCATCTATACCTTCTATTTCTTCTAGAATATAAACAATATCAGATTTGGGTAATTTATCTCTACGCGTTACGTTTAATAAATATTCGCTAACTTTTTCTCTGACACTAGTATAAATTTCTTGCCTAGTAAAACCTTCAAAATATCTAATATTAATATCGATGCTATATTTTCTAATTTTTGGTTTAACAAATACAACTTCAGTCGTTACCATTTGTTGACCACTGTCTTGTAGTACCTTTTGAATCGCATCATACTCTGTTTGATCTAAAAACATTTCTTCTTGTGCCATAGAAAAATAATCTTGATTTTTAGATAGTTTTTTCTTAATGTCTGGCACTGCGAAAATATAGATAACGTTATCGTCATCTAAATATTGATCATCTGTTGTGTTGTATGCATCTACGTAAGAGAACATACTATATCTCGATAAAAAGTATTCATAATTATCGGGAGTTGCTAATACAAATGATTTACTAGCAAGTGGAGTCATTACTTTAGTAAACTCAGTACTTTCGGCATCTGATCCCATTTTTGGTGCAGATGTAATCGTTACATCTAGAAATTCATTTAGATCATGTTCGGTTCCATTGGAATCTAAACCTGATGCATCCCATTTGATTGTAATATCTGGAGAATCGTCTATGTTTCCAGTAAGTCCTTCGTGTTTAATATATTCTACTTCAATTGTAGTTCCGAGTGCTGGTATTGCACCAAATGAAGAATTACCAAAATAAACATCTATTCCTCCTCCAATTCCAGTCTTAAGTAAATATCCCTTTTCGTCTGATAATAAATCATATAGAGATTCATGTTTAGTCCATTTTTCACCATTGACAGAAACACTGACGTTAGAATGATCAGTTATTCCACCTGTTTTAATGTTAAATGATTGTAGTTTTTCACCAGTACCAGTTACAGTTTGCTTTTCAAATTTACCTTGAATGAACGCGGTTTTAATTGGAAATTTATTATCTTTTTCTAATCTAAACCTATCTTTAGAATTTAAACAACTATATTTAAGTCCATTTAAATCCACCTTGAATTCTGCGCGAGGATCTATATTAACTCCAGTACCAGCTATTTTACTAAGATCAGCTCCAGGTTTCCATCTAAATTCAAGTTCACCAACTGCTGCAAATCCTCTAGTTGCATCATGACCTGTTAACCTAGATAAACCATATATAGATTCAGGCTGTTGAGCAGTATATATGTTTTGTTCTACAGTAGCATCTTCTATATAGAACATAATAAGTTCAGTGATTTCGGTTAACACCTTGATCATCTGTGAAAAAGGAGAAGCCTCTGTAAACAAAGTCTTAGATCTACTATAAACCCTAGTAATATACGTCCTAGCATCTTCTCTTATTTGAGTTGCATTTACTCTGAGTGCTTTTAAAAATTTTAATTCTGCCATTATTATGGTTTACTTTATTTCTTATCTTATATTAAGTTGAACAAGCCACTTACTATCTACTGTAATATCTATATATGCAATATCTCTTACGGTTCCTTTTAAAAAACTCACTTCAGTAGATACTTGATATTTAGTTGCAAGTGGACAATACTGGTTTATTTGTTCATTTATTCTTGTTTGTAATTCAAATTCATTAACATTAAATGAATATATCAAATCTTCTAAGCTACATCCAAAGTTAGCTTCACCTAACACTTCTCTCTTATTTGTAAATAAAATAGTTTCAATTTGTTGAATCAATTCTTCTATTTCACCATTAGTTTGAACTTGAGATGCCTCGTAATTTGGGTCGCCTATGTACTTGATATAAAAATCCATCTTATTATTTATCTAAATTTTTTATGAGTGCATCATCCAATCAACACCTTCGTCATTATTTATTTCTTCTATTATCTCTGAAAGCTCATCGTCTCCCATAGATTTAATAGCATCATAATCAAAATCTACATTACCCGGTAAAGCAAATTTAAAGATAGCTAACTTAGACCCTAGTGATTGTTTTACTTTAGCACTAACATATCTAAAAAAAATTTCATCGCTGTAAAGGGCACAATCTGGTATAGTCTCATAGACCTCCAATATAACATCGCCCTTAGGTGTATCACCCATGATTTTTAAATCACCAGTTAATTGAGAATAACTAAAAGATATTGGATTATCTAGAATTTGTCTAGACATGTCTGCCATTGAAGCATTTAAAACGTAATATTGTAATTCTTCTGCAGCTTCGGCCATTCCACTACCTTCATACATACCTCTAAATAACATTTTCTCTACTGCGAAATCACCTCCACTTTGAAATCTAACGTCTAATCCGTTGCCTGTTCCGTTCCAACCAGACTGAAGATCATATAATCCATATACTGAATATACCTTTCCACTGCCGTCTGCAGCTGCATCTGGTAAAGTTAACGTTCTAGTAGATTTAAAATACGAAGTGTCAAAAATACTTCTAGGTATATGATAATAATTCTCTTTTACAGAATATTCATATTTTTTGTAAAACCATTTTTTAGCTCTTTTTATTATATTGCGAATTTCTTTTTTGGGTAAATTAACAGGAACCATACAAGCACCTGTCATTTCATCTCCTAATTCATCTAGAAACAAGTTTTCGCAGTTTTCATCGAATTCTCTGGCCTTATTTAAATTACCAGAATTTCCACTTCTAATTTCACTCATTTTAAATTTTTATTTTTTTACTTACTACTATTTCAGTGTCTTCAAATCTAGCGTCATTGCTTTTAAAACCTTCTCTAAAAATACCACCGATCATTTTACCTTTAAACATTGTGTCTCTTCCTGCAACATAACAATTAGTTAATGTTACACTACCGTGCGTAAAACATGATTCTACCTTAGAATCTTTTGCACGCGTACCTTGATACAATGAACACTGATATAGTTGTGCTCCTTCTAGTTCACAGTCGTATATTATACAATTTTCTAAATTTCCATTTATTTTACAAGAAATTAATTCTAAATCTTCTAATAAATATGCAGTTTTAAATACACCATCTTTAACTTGCAACGAAGAAGTATCACTGTCATAATTAATAATTCCAGCCTCCATTGTGCCGTCAGATATTAATTTCAATATTTTAGATTTAATTCTAGGCCATTGTAATCTAATCATCTGAGAAGATTCTTGTAAATCTACTAAAATATTTATTTTTGGCCAATTCTTATTTAAATTCTTATAGTCCTTTAACATATCTATTAAAGGTTTATTTTTATTAAGAATTTTTTTAAGTTCTAATTTATTTTGAGGTGAAAACCTAGAATCATTGCATGATTTCCAAATTTGAGATATAAATCTTTCTGCTAGGTACAAGATATCATCTTGTCTTTTTTCATAATCTTTACCTCCAATATATCTAAATTCTAAATAATTCTTTTCTTTTTTAGAAAAATTGATACCATAGTATTTAGTATCTGCAAATTTAAAATTATTAACACTAGTGTGCGATTCATCATAAAAATATGATTCTTCTCTTGGCATGATCCATTTTATAGATTTAGCATATGTTGAATCTTTTCTTCCTGGAAAAAATCGATATACTTGATCTTCGTCAAACTCTAAAATAAATTTAAGGACATTCATTTTAGAAACCATAAGTTTATCTTGTAAAAACTTAGGATCAAATGATAAGTTTATGTGAATTGATGCCCTGTCTGTAGTGTAGCCGTTTTCTCTAATCCACTTTAAGACTTTAATAATAATAATTCTAGCATTTCTATACGGCGTAGCGCCAGTAACTAATTCTACTAGGCCTTTTCCGCCTGACATGTCAGGTTCCAATTTAAATTCATCAACAGTTGGTTGAAAATCAGAGTGGGCTTTATCTTCCACTCTGATTTTCTTACCAAGCAATTGACTTAATGATTTTTGTGTTTCTTCGATAGAAAGATCAGAATAAAATTCAAACTCCAACCCTATTAGGGAAGCGTTCAATATTTGTGTTCTATCGGATTTTACATTTAGTTTTTGCATCTTAGAGTATGATATTACTTTAAATATATATCACACTCAATTTGCAATAGTTATTCAGGCATTTTAAGAAACACCTTCATGCTCTCTACATCTATTCTATTAATTTGAACAGTGATCTTATCTCCGTTATTAAACAATGACATTGTTTCTCCTCCAATTTCACTAATATGTAATAAACCTGTAACTCCTTCTTCAATATTAATGAACAAACCATAATCTTTTTTAGATTTTACAACAGCCTCAATGACTGATGGTATCTGATATCTTGTAGTAATATCAGTCCATGGGTTTACTTCGATATTTGTTTTTTGCGTCAACGTTATTTTTGTATCACTAACAATATCTTTAACTTTAAAAGAAATTTCATAGCCTGGTTTAATTTCACGACTTTTAAATAAAGCAGACGTGTTAGAATCTAAATCATTAGTGTGAATCATACCAGTTAAACATTGATCAAATTCAACAAATATTCCATACTTAGCAGTACCTGTTACTTTCCCTGTTTTTTCTACTGACATGTTTTCTTTAAGATCGCGAATTGCGTTAGGTATTAAAGCTTGTAGATATTTCCTATGAGAAACTACTAATGTTCCTCTGTCTGGTGAAAAACTTACAGGAACAACATACATCTCCGTACCTATAATTGAACTAAAATCAGATAGTTTATTAATACCTGCTAGAGAACCTGGCATAAAACAATCTATTCCTTGAACGTTAACTATATAACCTCCATTTTCTATCATGTTCTTAACAACTCCTACCCATGCAGTATTTCCTGATTCTACACCATCTCTAAGGTCCATAAACACTTTATGTTTAACACCACCATTAATAGTTCCAGTAATAAGATTTCCACTATCATCTTGTGTAATTAACACTGCAGTTTCTTCTCCTGGTTTTAACGCTTGTACTTCAACTGGTTCTTTGTCGTATTTGACATAAACTAATTGTCTATATCCAACATCTACTGTAATGTAATCTGAAGAAACACCATATATTACACCCTCTAAAATCTGCCCGTTATTGACATCTGGTATAAATTTATTATTAGCTTCAACCTCAAACATTTTATCATAAAGTTCTTGAGCATAAGGCTCTCGAGAATATACTTTATCTCCATTTTTAGTCTTAACATGTGGGTTGGGTTTTCTATTTCTGGTAATACATGTGCTTTCATATGCTTCCCACATAAAATCACCATTCTCGTCTAACCAGCTGTCCGGAGTGGACTCTTCCTTCACTTCTTGAATTGTTTCCTTTTCTGTTGTTTTTTCTTTTAAATCGACCACAGTATCACCGATTCTTTTGCGCTTGTTTTTATCAATCATTTTTTTTATATTAAAAGTGTAACATATTATATATCCTTCTACTTTTTAGAACACGACAGGTACGAAACCGACCATCGGAACCGGACCAGCTGGTGTTGGAATTCCACCTAAATACAATAATTTAAATTCTAATAGATGTAATGCATAGCACGCAGCAACCGCTGTCGATACAGCAACTGCCGGCGGTTGAGTAGCTGGCAATACACTAAATGTTTTACCTGTATTCCATGCCTTTCTTAAATTGTTACCCAATCTTTTAGCGCTTCCATAATATATCGGAATATAAATCCCAGTTAATGGAGGCGGTATTAGTGCAGGTGGAGCAGAAGTAGTAGGAGCAAATGGTTTAACTATACATGCATACCAATATGCAATTGTTATTGCTCCCATTTCTAAATAAGGATCTCCTTCAGCAAATGAAAAAGGTAAATCTGCATCTGGTTCTTTTTCATCACACAAATCTGCGGCTTCTTTTTCTTTTAATGCTTGCCACATTTGAAATTTAAAAATAGTACCTCCTGATTTTGGATCGATTTTTAAAAGTTTCGCTTGTGGATTTTGGGAATTTCCAGCCTGTCGTAATTTGTTTTCAGGTACTTTTCTCCATTTTTGTTCCCACTCTGTTTGCTCAAATTTATTTTTAACCCAGTTTGTACTTTTAATAAATTTAGGTGCATTGTATACTATTCCATCTGCGTTTGCACTAAACGATCCAGTTCTTATTCCTGGGTACCACGTAAAAGTGGCTATCACGTTAGACGTTAATATTTTAGGTTTATTACTGGGATATTCAGGTGGATCATGTTCAAAATCATATGCCACTTGAATTTTCCATTCGTTTAAAGGACATTCTAATTCTGAAGGTAATACTATTTCATTAGTCGCTTCTTTTTTAATTCGCTGTCTTAGTGCATTTGAATTAAAAAAAGACCAATTGTCTTCTTCATCGGCAGGGTGAGCTAAATTAATAGCATCTACACAGAGTTTACTTACATTATCAGCTAATTTTTGCCAATTGTAACCAGCAGATTCGACATCTGATCTAGCCCTATTATTAATGTTAGGATATGGTAAACCTGACCAACCTCCACCAAATCCACTACTGTTTCTATAATTTTCAGCACCTAAACAAGATATCCAAATATAGAATTCCCATCTAGTATTTCCGCTTGTAATTTTTTGAAATTGTTGTAATAGTCTAGATGCAAAAAGCTTTTCTAATTCTTCTTGTGTTTCTTCTCCGCTTATACACGGAAATTGAAAGAATTTAAATTTATATAAATCCCAATAAGAATCTGTTTTCTTTTCATGAATAAACGCATCAAACTTTTTATTTTGTTTGTTTTGTTCTTCTATTGGATCTGGTTCTTCTATTGGATCTGGACAAAAATCAGCATACGCTGGGTGTGATTCTTTGCCCATCTTAATAATATTCCCATCTTTATCTTTAGTATCTTGAAAGTCTATATCGTGATGTCTGTAAAGCCTTTCGAAAGCTTCGCCGTAACCTTTGATTAATATTTGTTCTGCTGCTGGATTGTTAGTGTGTACTGCACCTACATGTGTCATCGCAGCAGACTTAACAGCAGCTATATATTCTTTGGCAACCATTTCTCCAAAGTCTCTTCTTCCACTTGGCGTCACAAGAGGCACATATACTGGTATTTGAAAGTTTGGATTTTTTGAGTCGATGTCTTCGCGCGGAGGCATACTGCCAGGATTTGTAAAACCTTGGCTTGTGATTTCGCTACTTACATTAGCAATAAATTGTGGCCATAATGCAGGCATAATTATTTATTTCTTTGTTGATAATTAATATGAGTACTTTTTAGTTTGCCCACCACCACTGGTGTAGGTGGCATTGGAGCTCCAGAAGGACCAACTCCAGTTGGATGAATATGTCCGTTGTAATCGTCTAACCACATTTGTAACCAATCTTGTAAAGACTGGCCTCTCACTGCAGGTTGACTTTCATCTTGTCCAGGTTCACCGCTGTTTGATATAAAAATATCGCCACAGTCTAAGAACATCTTTGCATCTGTGCTTATTTTAATGAATCCTTCTTCATCTATTTGCATCATTGGTCTTTCTTTAGCACCACTTCCTCTAGTAATAACTAAACCATCTTCTGGAGAATGATAAATTCTTAAATTTCTTTCGGCATCATAAACTAAACTAATAACATCGTGTGGTGCATCAGAAGATTCTAATATGTCTGTTTTT